AACTTAAAACTGTAAGATTTGTAGCGTGAATAATAACTTAAAAATATAAATAATGAAAAACATTGAACAATTACTTAATAAAGAAAATTGGATTAAATATTTAGAACTTGCTGACGAAGGTGGTATTACAAATAATGGAAAAGCACAAGACATCGTAAACGAGATAGAACAAGCTATTAATTTTACAGGTAGTTCTCTGGAGTTAAAGAGTGAAATAGAGAAGGACTTTGAAGAATTATTTAAAGAGTGTTATAATAGATATAAGTTAAGAAATAATAAAAACCTTTAATTACTTAGAACTACGGATAAACCAACTTAATAAACTTAACCAATGAAAAACATAGTCACAGTAATAGATAGATTTAAAAAAGCTATAGATGTTAACCAATTTAATATGGATATTGAGTTAGAAATGCTTAACCATATAGTTAATAAGTATAATTTTTTATCTGTATCGCAATACGCAAAAAAAGAGAACATCTCTCAACCAGCAGCTTTAAAAAGAATAAAAAAAGGTAAGGTTATGTTTGTAGAAATGATAGGTAGAAAATTTATAATAGGATAAATAAAGTAAAAACTAAATAAATATGAGTTTTGAAGGGCTAATAATACAAGAAGAAAAAGATGTTTTTGATTATGAAAAGCATGTAATAAATAAAGATAATGTAAATAAAAGATTAGAAGATTACTTATACGGTAGAATACCTAAAGGTTATGGGACTGGTTTTGAGGTTTTAGACGACGTTATAGTTTGTAAGATAAACGAAATGTTAGCCTGTGTAGGTAAAAAAGGTAGAGGTAAAACAACTATCGAAGAAATACTTTTATTAATGTGGGCTATGGCTAACGATTTAACCTTTGTTTTAGCATTACAAGAAAACGACGAAGCATTAGAGAAAATGAATCTTTTAGGTTATTTATTCGGAGAAAGTCCTAAATTGGTAGAGCGTGAAAATAAAGAGCTTTATAAAAAAGGCGTTGAATGGCTAGATAAACACTTTATATTTATAGAAGTTGATTCTTTTAAAGAAGCTACCGATACCGTTATAGGAATGATTAAAGACTGTAAAAAAATAGATGGTTTATTTTGCGACCCTGTAAACTCAATAGAAAGCGGATTTAAAGATACAGGGAACAGTTATTCCGATGAAAAAAACACGGCTAAAGAGTTGTTGAAGTTCAGTAAAAAGTATTGTTCTGTTTTCTTGTCTCAGCACCCTACTATGGCAGGTCAAAGGTCTCCAGAGGACATAAATAGTTATAGTGCTGAGGGCGGGCATTTCTTAAATAAGTCTCATTTTACTTGGGCTATAAATAGAGATAACGGGAGTAATGTTAATCGAATATCAGTGGATAATATACGTAATAAATACACAGGAGGGAATGTTACTCATCCAGACACCCCATTGTTATTAAAATGGAATCCTTATAAAATAGATATAGAACATAAAGGTATTATCGAAGAAGATATTATTCAAAAAATAAGAAAGACTTATAATCCGTTAAACGAGGTTTTTACAGAGCTTTTGAATAACGTTATAGAAAAGAAAGAAATTCCTTTAGGTAATTTAGAAGACGCTTTTGAGGTTTGTGATGACGGACAGCCGTTTTAAATTAAATTAGATTTGCAAATTAACCAATATTTGAATATATTTGGGCAACGGGATTGGTTAATAGTGTGGGGTTATAAATAAAGTAGATAAAAATGGATGATTTAATTGGATTAACAGAATTTGTAAAAACTGAAAAAGGTATTACAAAAATTACATTAGAATATTTAATGGACTTTGTACCTGAGTACGAACTTTGGAAACAAAGTAATTAGTAGTTATTTAAAAAGCAATAAATAAATGGAAATTGAATTTAATAAAATGTCTGATTTTGAGAAATTATCTCACGCGAATTGGTACACAAAAGAGCAAAAAAAGAAAATAAAATTACTAGAAAATAGATTAAATATTTTATTAAACCTTAACAAATCTCTTCGAAAGCAAATAAGTAAGAAAGATAAACAGTTAAAAAAATACTTGTAACGGTTTGAATATGTCAAGTAGCTTATTAAGAACATGTATAAGTGGAAATAGAATAAATAATGAATTGTCAAATAGTTTTAAAAAGACCCGTAACACGGCTATTTGTTATATTTTGTGTTATAGGGCGTTATTAAAATGGAAATAATTATTTTACAAAGTGTAATGACAGTAGCTAACCTTATTTGTGTTGCTTGGATGTATAAAGAGAAAAACTACAAGACAGCGGTACTTAATGGATTTTCAGCAGGTGTTTGTTTTGTGGGATTACTTAATGCCTTATAACGTTACAATTGTATGATGCGTTGCGTAAATTAATAACAGAATTAAATAAACAGATAATGAAACATCAAGAAATTTGGCAAGAAGCCAGAAAATTAAAATTAGGTAGTAAGTTTTTAGAAAACCTAGACACTTTACTAACTTCATTAGAAAACAAAAACAAGCAATGCATTATACAAGGTGTTGGCAATAGTACTTCTTTGAAAGAAACGCTTATTGATTTTGGTAATGTTGTTAAAAATAGTGAAGGACAGGAAGTAGAATTGTTAGCTGACGCATACATAGTTTATGATAGGATAAAAGACGAAAATTAGCATTCGCCTGTATTGTTGCCAACGTACATGTTTATGGTTAGCGCGTGGAATAATTAATGAATTTAATAAATAAGCAATGAATATTACAGACGAAAAATTAAAAGGAGCTATACAAATAGCATTAGGTATACATAGCATATATACCGAAAAAATAGAAAGTGACTTAATACACCATATTAAAGCATTAACTATAAACGGTGTTGTGAAATCGTTGCCGACTGTAAGAGAAAAAAATATCGAATTAAGCGAAATGTTAAAAAACTTTTACGAAGATGAAGAAATAGATTTTAGAAAAGAAGCAAAGTTTGGGTTTAATTACTGTTTTAAATATATAAGCGACAAGATGGAAAAATAGGCAATGTTTTACAACTACGGATAAACCAATATAATGTATTACAATTAGATTACAGCCCTATATTTAACTAATATAGCAAAAAATGAAAGTAGTAAGCAAAGACCTCGACTTAAACACTCGTTTTTTTAAAATAAATGGAGTTAGATACTGTATAGTAGGTACTATATTAAACTTAGGGACTTTAGATACAGTTATAAATTTAGAAAATGGAAGGACTAAAAGATACAGTAGGATGGACTTAAAAGAAATGACTGATAAATTCAAAGCAGAGGTTTAATCAATGGAAAAATACACTAAAACATACCTGACTTCGTTCGGCTACAGTTTAACAGATAACAATCAATTCGTTAATTGTGAGTGTTGCGACGGTAGAGCCTCGGAAATACATCACATACTTAATAAAAACAGATTAATACAACATGGTTTGTTAAAAGTTAAAGACGATATATTTAATATAATGGCTATATGTAGACGGTGCCACGATAGTTATGGGGAAGATAACGTCTTTATACCTTTACTTTTCAAAATACATATTAAGCGGATAAATGGTATTTGTTACGATAAAAGTTTAGTAAATAAATTAATTAAATACTACGAAGATATAATATGAGAACAGCAGCAAGAGTAGATAGGAATCAAAAAGAAATAGTCACAGGTTTGCGTAAATACGGAGCTACTGTGTTGATAACATCTCAATTAAAGAACTGCTTTGATATATTAGTCGGGTTTAACGGTGTTAATTACATAATGGAAATAAAAGATGGGGATAAAAGCAAGAGTTTAAAAAAACTAACAAAAGGGGAGTTGAAATTTAGAAACGAATGGAAGGGGGGCGAATACTATGTGGTAGAAAGTTTACAAGAAGCTATAAATATAATATCTATAAAATAAATGCAAATAAATTTGCGTAATAAATAAAAATACATTAATTTAGCAATGTAAAAATAATTATATTATGAAACTTACAGACTTAGAAATAGAAAATATATTAAAAAACTTAGATTTATCAATTAACGAGAGTTGTGTCTCTGCTTATTATAATGATGAAAAAACCACACTTGATGTAAATTATGATTTTGAAAGTGATGAGTATGACGAGGATTTATGGTTGTTTGGAGATAAAGAAAATTTAACAACGTCGCAACAAAATAGGGTTATATCTTCAATGAGAAATTATTACGAAGAAGAATTAAAAGCGAATAAAGATGCTATGTATATCTACAATCAACAAATGGACGATTTTTTAGATAATTTAAGGGTAGTAAGATAACAAATGACATAAAACAATATCAAAAAACTAAAAACTAAAATAATAATATTATGATACAAGTATATAGTTCTTACATACCTTTAAAGAGTAAAACAAAAAACGTTTATCAATGGTTAGGGTATATAAATAGTAAGTTGAAAGAAAGTAAGATAAAACAGTAATTAAGATGATACACACTACAGTAGGAGTATATCCAAATGGAAGTTGGGAGTCAAATGGAGTTCCAAGTGAATATTTAGCAGAACATATAGCTTATAATATTAAAAACAGAGTTGGTAGAGCGATGTATCTTGATGGGATTCTTATTTATAAAGGAATCAACTGTATTGATGCAATTAAGAATTCTAGTGGCATATATAAACAGATAAAGCACGATAAAAATACAGCACCTTATAAGTAATTATGAATTTATATAAAGTAAAACACAAAAGAAGTAATCAGCTTGATGAATGGATTGAAGATAATTATGTAGTTGCAAGTTCTTTTTCTGAGGTAGAAAAAGGAAATCCACACTCAATAGGAATGATTTTAGTAAAAGAGGGAATTGAAATTTTAAAATAAGTGTAATTAAACGAATATGGAAGAACTTAAAGAACAATTAGTAAAATATATAGAATGGTTGTCAGAAAAAGATGATGTCTTTTACGCATTTGACAACCCAACAGAAGCAGCAACCGAATATTTATCACAAAATCTGTAGTTATTGCATAAGGTTGTTACTGGTGTAACTGGTACAAAAGGAAACAGGATGTGCTGGGATTGGTGGAAAACAACCTAAGTGCGAAACTATTTTAAAAACGCAAAAATTAACGCAAAAACGCAAAACATGGCTGAAACAATATTACTACCAACAAAATTAACTTCTTAGAATGGTGAAAAATCACTACTAATTGGTAAGTTTAAAAATGAAGATGACACACACGTAAGTTGGTCAACAATTAAAGATATATATCAAAAGATAGTTGACAATCAAGAATCATTATTACAGTAGTTAAGATTAAGGAAGTATTGATATGTGATAGCTGTAAGATTGCTAACCGAACAAAACTAAAATAACAGCAAGTTGGTTTAAATAGACACGTTAACGCCAATGATTTATACACAATGTTAGCGTGCGTTTTATTATGGGACACGATATTTCAGGATTTAAAACAAACGACAAAGAAAACGAAATCGCATACCTTAGAAGAAGTGCATTTAATGAATTAAACAGTACAATTTACAACGCCTTAAACTGCCACGAATGTAACGGTGGTGTATCTGGCAATGGAAACGAACGTGAATTTTCAAAAAGCGAACTTGTTAAGGCGTTGGACTTCTTAGGCACAAATGAAGACTATAATCCTGAGAGAAAGTTTATAGCGGATTGTTTAGCAAATATTGATAAAAATGGGAACGTGCTTATAGGTTTCTATTAAACGCACGCTAACTACGGATAAACCAAATAAAATGTGTTACAATTCTTGTGAAGCTATCCAAAATAAAGATAATTCGTGTCTCAGAAATAAAGTGCGTAACACTTTTTAAAATATCGCCGCAAAGTGCTATTAAAAATATTAATTAAAAAATCCTTTGTTGTTTAAATAAATTTAACTATATTTACAATCCATTATATTAATAAGGGTTTTCATAGTTTTAAGTTTTTTAAATTAGCGTACTTGGGGGAGTGCGCTTTTTTTTATTGAAAAAATTTTATTATATTTGGTTAGTTAATTTAATTTATATAATGTTTGGTAGTGTTAGAAAGAATATCAAAAAAGGATAAACTATGGAGGTCTATAGCTTTTAATATATGTAAAGATAAAGATGTAGCAGATGAGTTAGTTCAAAACATGTACCTTAGAATACTTGACTACAATATAGAAGATGAAAAAGCTACAGATATCTTTGTTAGAGTTGTTTTATACAACCTATTTAAAGACATGAATAAAAAACCTAAGTACAAGAATGAATTTAGCTACTCTTTTAATGATTGTTATATAGAGAGCAAAGAAATTGACAAAGGTTTAGTTAATTGCTATAATAAGTTAATAGATACACAAGACCACGGAGATTATTTAGACTGTGACTTGCATATAATAGATAAAATTAATAAATTACCTTTAGAAGATAGAAATCTGCTTGAATTAAATTACAATTATTCTTTAAGAGAGTTAGCAGAAATAAAAGAAATATCTTATATAACTGTATATAGAAATCTAATAAGAATTAGAAAAGAAGTGTTGGGAGATAGGTATGAAAAGGAGTATAAAAATAGAAGATTAAAACACAGGAAATTAAAATCTAAATAGTAATGGCAGGAGCAAAACCATATAATACAAACGCTGAGAAGTGGGATTTAGAAACCGCTGTAACTTTTATGAATGAAAGTTTGAAGTTAGCTAAAGAAAAGCAACACGATTTTATTGGTGAAGTGGCTAGAGACATGGATACTTACAGAGAGGTTTACACATATTTAAGAGATAAGTTTAAGGAGTGTAAAACGTTGTATAATAGACTTGTACAGGAGTGTGAAAGCAATTGTTTTTCTCACGGGAAAAATGGGGATATCAATACAGCTATGGCAATAGTTAACTTGAAGAGTAATCACGGATGGACTGACAGAGTCGATACTACCTCTAAAGGAAACGAGGTTAAGTCAGATAAAGTAACAATTAATTTTACAAAAAAGAAATGATAAACGCAATAATAGGAGGGTTAACAATTTTAGCGGCTACCGTAGCGGGCGTTGCTATTGTGATAGGTGTTATAAAGACTATTTATGAAGAGTAGTTAATGTATGGATATAACTTTTTCAGAAGTATATCAGCCTTTATTTCATCTTCTTGAAGCTCGTAATGTAATTAACAAAAACGAGTTTGATTCAGAAGAAGATGAGAAGTATTGGATTGAGTTATCTAATGTAGATACAGTTTTGTTAAGCGGAGGGAGAGACAGCGGTAAGTCTTTCGCTCTTTCTTGCTTTAACCCTATTGCGGCTAAAGATTATAACCATAGAATACTATACACTAGACAAACAATGTCAAGTACTGACAACTCTATTACAGAGGCTTTGGAAAATAGAATGGAAATGCTAGGTGTTCAAGATTCTTTTGAGTTAGCGAATAAAATATACTCAGTAAAGGATGGTATTGGCAAAATATCTATAACAGGTCAAAAGACATCCGTAGGAACTCAAACAGCTAAACTTAAATCACTAGAGGACTTTTCTATATTTGAAACTGACGAGGGAGAGGAATTAGAAAGTTTTGATAATTGGAAGAAGGTTAAGCGTTCAATGAGAGCGAAAGACGTTCAAACACTATCTATAATTGTATTCAACCCTCCAACGATAGACCATTGGCTATATGAAGAGTTTTACTCTGATGTTCCAGAGGGGTTTTGCGGAGTTAAAAATAACATTCTTTACATACACTCCACGTACTTAGATAACGGTAAAGAGAACATGACCGAGTCTAACTGGAGAGAGTATGAAGCGTTGAGGGTTAATCATGAATTGTACATAAATACAGATAGCAATAAAAGAGAGTTGCTGCCTAAGAAAGTAATAAGAGATTACAAAGAATATAAGTACAAGATACTAGGAGGTTTTAAGAATAAAGCTGACGGTGTTGTAATAGAGAATTGGAGTTATGGAGAGTTTAACCCTAATCACTTACAAACTTCTTTTGGGCAAGATTACGGATTTAGTAATGACCCGACTACACTCGTAGAGGTTGCGATAGATAGAAAACAAAAGAAGATATACGCTAAGGAGTTGTTGTATAAAGCAGGGTTAACAACGTCGCAAATAAATGAAGTGAACAAAAAGTATTGCGGTAATAAATTAATAATAGCAGATAGTGCCGAACCTAGATTGATATCAGAGCTTAGTGTAGATTGTAATATAGAACCTGTAAAAAAAGGGCAAGGAAGTATAACAGCAGGGGTAATGCTTTTGCAAGATTATGAGATAATAGTAGAACCTAATAGTCACAACTTAGTTAAGGAATTTAACAACCATATATACGCTGATAAAGGTAGTAAAACATATAAGGATACATGGAATCACTTAATAGATGCTTTGAGATATAATGTGTATTATAACTTGCACGGAAATAAAGGTTACGAGAAGTTAAGATGGTAACAAAAACACGATAAAATAGTTATTATAGTATGAAAGTAAAAGTATTAATTCCAGAGTCTTTGGACGATATAACGATAGAGCAACATCAAAAGCTAGAAGTTATAAAAAATGAAGCTAAAGAAGGTATGACAGATGAAGAAGTAAGGGAGTTAGACAATAAAATAATATCTTTATTTACAGGGGTTGAATATGTAGAAAGTATGTCTGAAAAAGACAGGGACTACTTTTTAACATCTATTGGTAAAGCCTTAGTTACGCAAGGAGAGTTTAAAGATAGATTTGAGATAGACGGCATTGAGTTTGGAATGATACCTAATTTTGACAAGATAACAGGGAGTGAGTACACGGACTTAATTAAGTACTATAACAAAGTAGAGGACTTGCACAGATTCTTTGCGGTTGCTTATAGGCCTACTAGGTTAAAGGATATATTTAAAAATTACGATATCGTTAGCTATACAGGTACAAGTGAAATGTCTGAGATAATGAAAAAGACACCGATGAGTATTGTTGAGGGCTTTCACGCTTTTTTTTTGACTTTATCGAACGATTTAGGGAATCATATCCAGAAGTGTATGCTGGAGGAACAAATGAAGGAAATGAATCTTTAAGTTACTTTAGTAAATGGGGTTTTTACGCTTCTATTTATGATTTAGGGAATGGAATTAAAAGTGAAATAGATAAGCTGCTAAAAACGAACATACATGAGATTCACGTATTATTAGCAATTAGAAATGACACAATGAAGTTAAAATATAA